TGCATGATTCTCATACCCAATTGGCCTAACCAATGTTCATGCAACGAATCTACAAGCTCATCACCAGAACGATGACGAACTCCTTTCACTTTGGGGTCCATAATATTAGTCAACAAAAATCCAGTATCACTTAATGAATTAAAACTATTTAGTGCCACCGGAAGATAGAACTCATCACGCCATTTATCATACTCATTAAACTTTGCCCATGACTGATCTTTTTCAAACTCCCCACCCTTATTATATTCCTCTGTAGAAAAATATGGTGGAGATGTAAATGCACAATCTACATTCTTAATACTATCCCATGGCAAATCTTCTGCACCACATCTATATATTTGTGTGGTCTTTCCTGGCGCCATCTTACTATACTCTCTAATCATTTCAGAGTATATTGCAAATGTATTTGGGTTTGGATCACAACCAATATAATGTGTTGCGTCTGATGCAAAGAACCCAGCAAGTCTATCACCCCAACCCATAGACGTATCAAGCACAGTTTTTGTATTGGTCATATTGTATACCGTCTTAGCTACAATAGGTTTAAACTGTGTTGCAATGTATGTACCCAAACGAAACGCTGACATATAGACAGTCGGCGATAAATCTTCATTGGTATTAATACCTCTCCAAATTGCACCGATAGAACGCCATATCTCTTTTGCCGTTCCATTTTCCCATACTTGAGCTGGTGCCTTGAAACTATATGAACCACAACGTAGTCGGAGTTTATTCATAAAGTAATCACTACAAGTATTATATACAGATGGTGTATCTATAAGACCCAGGCCATGTTCTGCAAAATTATATTTGTAGTCATCATACTTTTCAAACACCTCACGATCTAACTGATCTGTTGGTGTAATGAATTTTGTATAGTCGGCTTTCTTTAACTTCTGAAAACTCTCTACCATGTCTGCATATGTAATCTCTTTAAACGGAAATGGTGGACGTTCTGTTGCAATATAGGTTGACAGTGTTTCACGAAAAGTATCTTTACCATATTTTTCTGTGCAATACTTAAACTCACCCGTATTCATAACAGGTAGACCATCGGCATTACAATGTTCGCTTAGATACGAATATAGTTCTTTATCAGATATCATCCAAACAACGCCTCCAGCGTTCTCTGTGTACCATAACTTCTATCAATTTCCCAACCAATCGCTTCCATAATAAACTGCAACGGATCGACATAAGATTTATCAAACTGTAAATCTAAATTTATATAATCATGCAACTCAAATTCTTTAGGTAATACACCCAGAAATGCAATGACATTGGCCTGCACCTTATTAGGGGTTTTAAGTAATAGGTATTTGATCTTCTCACCTTCTAGAATCAAAGGATACTTTTTAGTTAGATTCAACCTCTTTAGTAAATAATTATATATTAGCGCACCTTTAATATGCATTGGACATTTTTTCTTAAAGATTCCATTACTATCACTCCACTTTCTCAAACCATTTACTGATCTTGGAAATGCAATATTCTCTACAGGTAAACTCATAAACTCTTTACGAAATTCCTGTATGAAGTTATTAACAGCTACACTATCTTCATTAACTATAACCTTCAATACTTCTTTAATCTTTTCTCTACATGGGCCAGGTGTAGATGACTTCACAGCCTCAATGCCCATAATCTTTAACTGAGGTTCTGCATATCTCACACCTTCACTATCATGCACATTAAGAATATATCTTTTCTTGGCAGTCCAGATACCTTTGTCAGCAATAACTTCTCTAGACATTTCCATCCTTTGAGCATACGCCTTTACATATTCAGCCAACTCAATAAAACATTTATCAATATAAGGTTCCATTTTCTCTTTAGCGATTTCGTCCAAGAAGTTGATGACTCGTTCTGTTGATACATCAGTTCTCTCGCCAAAAGATTTGTTGACCAAATCATCAAACGTAACGTATATGGAATCTGTATCCGACGCAATAATATAATCCTTGTCTGTTGTCTGTAATATTCCATTGAGATAGTCATTGACTTTATTCTCGATCCACCTGATTGACAACTGACCTGATGTAGTAATAGCGGTAGCCATCTTTTCATTGTAATAGCGAAAATACTGATTTCCAATAGCACCATATGCACTATTGAGAGCAATCTTTCTAGCCATCTGTATATTATTATACTTTGAAATTTCTTTAAGATACTTGGCGTCCTTTGTTTCTTCATATCTCCTTCTAGCATCTAATGCATACTTCTTAAACTTCACACGATCACCATACATTTTATCCATCAGCTCTGGTAGAAACCCACTAATATCTTTTCTGAAACAAGCATTGTTTGGTGTCACTGTTAAATTATCACCCAACACTTCCATATTGACTTCTTTATTCAATAATAAATTAACACTAATCGCCTCAGGGAATCTCTGACCAATCATTGTTTCTGGTGAAATGTTATATTGCATAATCAAATGCGGATACAAACTGTTCAAATCAAATGACATAACCCACTTGTGTTGACCCGTTTGTGGATCTTTCACATAGGCACCTTCATACTTTGAACCTTTATTATTGACATCTCTCTGAGGCACGACAATATTTTTACTGCGGAGATAATTATAAATTGTCACGTCCCACATACGAACTTGTGAGAATACATCCATATAGTTGACCTTAGCTTCATAGGCCATAGTCAGACATAACTCTAACAATTTCATCTTATCTTCTAATGCATCAACAAGCTCTACGTCTTTGATATTATAATCAATGAACGATTGATAATCTTTTGTATACCACTCACGGAAAGTTTCATATGGGTTAGCATCTTTCTGCACACCCAACTCTACACTAGCAATATAATTCAGAGCATACGATTCTTGATTCTTATATGTAAACTTACGATACAAGTCCATATAATCCATATTCGCAACGCCCCAAATATTATATTTGGTTTGTTCTCTACCGAATGTCATTACCTTTTCTTCCGTTACCATATCCCACGGCGACATATTGTTTCGCATCTTATCACCGAATAGTTTAGTGATACGATTAGCTAGATAAGGGACATCAAAGAATGTGGTATTCCATCCAGTTATAACATCAGGCTGAACTTCTACCATAAAACCAACGAACTGTTCCAATAGTTCACTTTCATCTATACAATGCATGTACTCAACATCATCTCTACTATTATTGTAATCGTAGATACCCCATACAATAATCTTTTTTGTTCTATGATTTTTTATAGTGATGGCAAGAACTTCTTCTTCAGCTAAACCAGGATCTGGAAACCCGTTCTCTGAAGCCACCTCAATATCAATGGTCAACATAAGAATTTTATCCATGTTCCACTCTACATAACCATCATAGTTATCTGCTATCCATACATACGGATATCTCTCCATACCATGAACAAGATCGGGTTGATCTTTATATTGACCAAGAAATTCTCGAGCATCACCAATAGAGCTCAACTGTATAGACTCTACAGGTTTACCCTTGAGAGTCTTGAGTTTTGACTTTTTCTTTGTAGGAAAATAGAACGTGGGTTTATGACGGACTTTATGTTGCACCCGTTTACCGTTCTCTATCGCACGGATGAGAAGCGTGTTCTGTTTCTGAATTACATTTGTGTAGAAGTTTTCTGCCATAGATATAATTATAACACAAACAATCTATCCAGTCAATACTTTTGCTGTATTAACCTCAGGCACTACAATGCCCGACCCAAACGCCTGTCTATAATTATTTACTATTTCTTTTGCAGGATCTGAGATGAAAACAATCCAATCCTTCTCAACTCTTACCTTATTATCGTTGGAAAAAGCTGCCCAAGGACCAAATCCCCATTGCACATTATTACCACCCTGTCTAGGATCGCCCATCGGGATAATAACCGCAGGATTATCTAACCATACAGAGACACCATCTTCATCTTCTTCTATTTCTGCTACTACATCTTCACCCGACTTTAATCGGAGTAATTTTATTGTCATAATATATTCACCTATTCAATTTTCTTTTTTGTACCTATGTTATATTTAGTTTCTAACAACCAATCATCCTTCTCCTTAAATGATAAAACTTTAATTTGTGATAATGGTGCTCTAGGTTCACTCTTACCTATCATAGTTATAAGTCCCCAATCGTCTAATAACCCTGCAATTGTATTTCTTCTTTCTATATCGTTTACTGAAATGTTTGTTGGTTTACCATCTAATGCAAACAACTCTTTAAAATGTACGATAAAATAACGTCCTTGTTTATGCAGAATGTGACATGATTGGTATAATTTTCTTTCTTTCCTTGAGGCAACACCTATGCGGGATAAAGTTTCTCTCACTTTAAGGAAGTCGTCGGATTCTTCTAACCCGACCTCTAACATCAGGTCAGGTGTCCATTCCAATTCTTCCATGTTTACCACCTCTAATCAATTTTGTTTTTATAATTTTTATCTGCTCAGCAGTCAAAACATCTAAGGCTTGTTTCGCCTTTTCATTACTATAGCCATAATATTCTTTTACATACTCTATATCTTTAACTTTAGAAGAACGCATCCATTGTGCAAATCTTTTGCGTTTTCTTATACTATTTAGTAAAAAGTCGTTTTGCAACTTGTTATCCAAGAAGTGCATACGGTTCATCTCATTCACATAGAATATAGTATCAGTAAAAGCTGATAAACATTTATTGATTATATAAGCTGGATATTTTTTCTCCCAAAATTCATCATCACCATCCATAACATTCTTTTTCAGATGGTTAATATTGTTTAAATAATCTTTTAAATCGTACATTGAAAATTCCATCTGGGCATACTAATAGTCATACCATAAAAAGTCTCCGACGATTTAATAGTGCCGTCGGGAAGCACATGATTACAATTATACAGTATTGTCTTGCTAATGTCAATAGAAGAATTGTTTAAATCTATAGGACTTCTATTCTGATGTTTATCTGTCCATTGGTATCCATTTTCCAATCTTTCATTTAGCTCAAAATCTTTTGCCTTAGATACAATAAAAGAATTCTCTATTAAACTTAAATACTTTCCACTCTTACAATCAAATCCTGCATGAATC